ACGAGTATTTTTAGTCATCCTGTTTACCTCTTTCTCAGGAAGTTTAGTCTCCAGGATTCCCGGGGCGGTTCAGTACTCCAGACCCTTTTTATCAACAATTGCCATTTTTTTCATGTTAACCAGCCTTTTGTTTGAGGATTGTCACTTTTGAATCAGCACCTGCGATGCTATTGAGATATGTAGTCCAGAGTTCCAGAGCATCCAGTTTTTTAGCCATAAACTTACTCCGGTTGTAAACACCTGCCACGCCAGGTAGCGCATGGCCTAACAGTTGTTCTACTACATAAAATTCAACACCGAGATCACTTAGATGAGTAGATAGCGTTCTTCTAAGGTCGTGTAGTGACCATTGTTTTTCATGGCCCAAACGTTTACCGATTTTCCCCCCAATCTTGCTTACGCTTTCTCTAATTCGCAGACTTCCCAGCACATAACCAGTATGTTTTGTCTCTTCGTGAACATCCGTTACCCACTGTCGTAGAATTTCAGGTACTGGTCTGACGATTTCAACACCGGTTTTTGAGTGTTCTTTTGGTACAGTCCAAACCCAACTTTCTAGATCCCATTCGCTCCATTCTGATAATCGGGCTTCACTCATTCGACATCCAAATACTGTACAAAGCACAAACATTTTTCGCGTGTATTCAGACATTAGTTTTAAATCAGGCTCGACAAAAATTGCCTTCCAGAGCTGGCCCAGTTCGGCTTCATCCAGAACCCGATCCCGCTTACCTGCAATCTGCCCCACATCACTCATGCGCAAATCCTTTAAAGCATCACACGTCGCGTACTGGCGTACCCGACAAAAACGAAGAGCTAATTTAGTGTCAGAAAAAACATACGCCGCCATAACTGGTGCATTACGTTTAATTCGGTCAAAACAGTCCAGCCATTCATATAGGTGAGTGTCATTTACGGGCAAATGACCGATATAGGGAAAGATATGCTTTCGAAATCTGCCAAGCGTTACAGCATGAGTTTTACGACGCACCTTACAGTAATTTTCATACCAGTAATTTAGTGCATCCTCCACTGTGACCGGCTTTAAGCGTTCTTCAGCCTGAATCTTAATCTGGATACGCGGATCACGTTTGTCAGCCAACCAACCACGGCACTCGTCGCGCTTTTCTCTTGCCTGTTTGAGTGACATATCAGGATATTTACCCAACGTTAGCCAGACCGGAGCAGCCCGGCCACCTGCTAACCTGTAGAAGAAAACAAAGCTCACAGCCCCCTTGGTACTCACACGAATAGAAAGCCCCTTTCCATCAGCAATGGTGATCTGCTTTTCTCTGGGTTTCCCCAGATATCCTTTAAGTGCTTTGTCGCTCAGTTTGTTCTCGCCAGCCATTTTTAGCCCCAAAAAGCAATACAAGCTGCAATACAGAGATGATTGCAACACACAGATAACGAGGAAAATCCAGTGAAAGCGCCAGATAAACTTATTCTTTATTATCAAAAGATTAAGTGTAAAAACCAGCAACTACACGAAAGCCTCAGAAAGCCATGCTAAGTGCTTGGGTTTGACATAACCCGGCGTAAATTCAGAGGTGGAGCCGCCACGGGATCGGATAACCTCACCGGAAACAATCGGCGAAACGTACAGCGCCATGTTTACCAGTCCCGGAATTTGTGAGAGATAGACTTTTTCCGTGGTGAAAGGATAGGTTTCACGGAAAAACAGGCGCAGAAACAGCGGATCGAACTTAAAGTGATGCTGGGTCGATGCCAGTAATTCTGCAGTTGTATATACAGACATAAATTATTTCCATAAAAAAAGCCGCACAGGCGGCCTTTGTTGATGAAGGGGAAGATTAAACGATGCTGATTGCCGTTCCGGCAAACGCGGTCCGTTTTTTAGTCTCGTCGCTGGCAGCCTCCGGCCAGAGCACATCCTCATAACGAAACGAGCCGGACTTGTAGAACGTCAGTGTGGTGCTGGTCTGGTCAGCAGCAACCGCCAGAATGCCAACGGCTGCACCGTCGGTGGTGCCATCCCACACAACCAGCTTACGGGTAGTGCCATCCAGCATCAGCGGGGTCATTGCAGGCGTTTTCGCACTCAATCCGCCAGGCGCAATTGCTGTATGAGCCGGATCACTGTTACCCAGCGGCTGGTAATGGTTAAACTCTTCTTTTGTCGCCATAACTGCCTCTTATACCGGTAAAGCTTCAGGTGTATTAAGTAATTCTTTATTGGTATCAGATGCCAGGTTACCTGCAGCCAGCGGTGCCGGTGTACCCTGCATCAGACGATCCAGCGCAGTGTCACTGCGCGCCTGTGCACTCTGTGGTGCTGCAGCCAGAATGCGGCGGGCCGTTTCCACGGTCATTCCGGGGGTTTCTGCCAGAACGCGCGCCTGTTCTTCGCGTCCGTGAGCCTCCTCACAGTTGAGGATCCCCATAATGCGGCTGTTTTCTGCCGCAACCGCTGCGGTGATCTGCGCGTTCACGTCCGGCTGCGCCGCGCTGGCGTTTTCGCCCTCCGTCGCTGGCACCACGTCAGTAACGTCAGCCTGCGAAGCAGTGGCTGAAACAGTTGTTGATTGAGTCTCTTTGGTCATTCGCCCTCCTGAGAGACGGGATTTACGCGCATCCAGTGCATCACGCATGACGGTGATCGCATCGGTGCTGTTAACAAGTTCATCAGCCAGTCCGGCATCAATGGCCTCCTGACCGCTGTACACTGCAGCCTCGGTATCCAGCACAGCCTGCACAGACAGGCCGGTATATGCCGACACCTTCTGCGCAAACATCTGGCGGGTTGCGTCCATCCGGGACTGCAGTGTCTCCCGGACGTCATCCGGAAGATGGCTGTAGGGATTGCCATCCACCTTATGGCTGCCGCTGTAAATCAGCGTGATTTCCACACCCTGTTTCTCCAGGGCAGCACCGTAATTACTGTGAGCCATCATGACGCCGATGGAGCCTGTCCGGGCGGTCTGCGTGACCAGACGCCGGGAGGCGGCACTGGCAAGCAGCTGACCTGCACTGCAGTTCATGTCGTTGGCCAGCGCCCATACCGGTTTTATGTCACGCACACGGGCGATGATGTCAGCGCAGTCAAATGCCCCCGCCACCATTCCGCCTGGCGTGTCCATATCGAGCAGAATGCCGTCCACCATCGGGTCGCTGGCAGCCTGTTGCAGACGGGCGATAATGCCGTTGTAACCGGTCATCCCCGAGTACGGCTGCAGCGCCCGCGTCCGGCTGACCAGCGTGCCGGACACCGGCAGCACGGCGATGCCGTTCATGACCTGATAACTGCGGGCCTGTCGTGGTCCGTCATCATCACCGGATAATGCCAGCGTCGCGAGTGCCTCCTGGGCAGTCAGGCTGTCGCCGGACACCGCATCCGTCAGGCGGCTGATCCCAAGCTGGCCTGCAAGCGCACAAAAGAAAACCCGCGCATAGGCGGGTTCAAGCATCAGCGGCTCATTAAAGGCCATGCTGGCAATATGCGGGAGATTACGCAGCTCTGCTGTCACTCTTCTCCTCCTCTGTTGATTGTCGCAGCCCGGATTCAAATGCCGCAGCCGCCCAGGCGGGTGGTTTAAGACCGGCTGCACGACGCTCCATCGTTTCACGGACCTGCTGGGCAAAAATTTCCTGATAGTCATCGCCGCGTTTTGCACACTCTTTCTCGTAGGTACTCAGCCCGGCTTCTATCAGCATCACCGCTTCCTGAACTTCTTTCAGACCATCGATGGCCATACGACCGGAGCCTATCCAGTCGCAGTTCCCCCAGGCACTGCGGGCTTCCTGAAAACTGAAGCGCGCTTTTGAAGGTAACGTCACCACGCGGCGGGCGATGGCCTCTTCCAGCCAGCACAGAAACATCTGGCTCGCCTGACGGGATGCGACGAATTTTCGCCGCCCCATAAAGTGCGCCCACGACTCGTTCGCGCTGGCCCGTGCCGTGGAGTAGCTCATCTGGGCGTAATTCCGGGAAAGCTGCTCATACGAGACACCCAGTCCGGCAGCGATATACCGCAGCAGTGACTGCTCAAACACGGAGTAGCCGTTATCCGTGTCCTGAGCCGTCTGCAGGTTCAGTGAGTCCCCCGGCATCAGGTGCGGCACTTTTGCGCCTCCCAGACGGACCGGTGCTGCGGCGTAATACGCGGCAATTTCACCAATCCAGCCGGTCAGCTTGTCCCGCTGCTCCTTACTGTTCGCGCCCAGAATAAAATCCATCGCTGACTGCGTATCCAGCTCACTCTCAATGGTGGCGGCATACATCGCCTTCACAATGGCGCTCTGCAGCTGCGTGTTCTGCAGCGTGTCGAGCATCTTCATCTGCTCCATCACGCTGTAAAACACATTTGCACCGCGGGTCTGCCCGTCCTCCACGGGTTCAAAAACGTGAATGAACGAGGCGCGCCCGCCGGGTAACTCACGGGGTATCCATGTCCATTTCTGCGGCATCCAGCCAGGATAGCCGTCCTCGCTGACGTAATATCCCAGCGCCGCACCGCTGTCATTAATCTGCACACCGGCACGGCAGTTCCGGCTGTCGCCGGTATTGTTCGGGTTGCTGATGCGCTTCGGGCTGACCATCCGGAACTGTGTCCGGAACAGCCGCGACGAACTGGTATCCCAGGTGGCCTGAACGAACAGTTCACCGTTAAAGGCGTGCATGGCCACACCTTCCCGAATCATCATGGTAAACGTGCGTTTTCGCTCAACGTCAATGCAGCAGCAGTCATCCTCGGCAAACTCTTTCCATGCCGCTTCAACCTCGCGGGAAAAGGCACGGGCTTCTTCCTCCCCGATGCCCAGATAGCGCCAGCTTGGGCGATGACTGAGCCGGAAAAAAGACCCGACGATATGATCCTGATGCAACTGGATGGCGTTGGCGGCATAGCCGTTATTGCGTACCAGATCGTCTGCGCGGGCATTGCCACGGGTAAAGTTGGGCAGCAGGGCTGCATCCACACTTTCACTCGGTGGGTTCCACGCCCGCAACTGCCCACCAAATCCGCTGCCACCGCCGTGATAACCGGCATATTCACGCAGCGATGTCATGCCGTCCGGCCCCAGAAGGGTGGGAATGGTGGGCGTTTTCATACATAAAATCCTGCAGGTCCCCTGCGTCGCTGTGTCATGCCGGTCTGCACTTCCAGCTCCGCAATGTATTTTTTCAGGTCAGACACGGAAGTGGCCGTAAACGCCACTCGCCGTCCGTCTTTCTGTACCGTTGCCACCCGTTTACCTGTCATCAGGTCATGCAGTGCCGCACGGGCAGCGGCAAGTTCTTCCTGTCGCGTCATTCATCCTCTCCGGATAAGGCACGGGCGTAATCTGCCAGTGTTTTCTTGTTGGTTGCTGCACCATCCTCTTCCTGCAGGCTCGCCAGCAGCGCACTGAGATCCAGCTGCCAGCGGGAAATACTGATGCGCAGCGCCGCCAGCGCATAAACGAAGCAGTCGAGTGCCTCATTGCGTCGCTTTTTGCTGTCCCACAGTATTTTTTTCCTGCCATCCACCCATTTTTCGACCTGCTCTTCAGCCGTCAGCTGCTGCGCTTCGGTCAGATCAAAAATATCCGGGTTATTCGGGAAGTGAACGGCACCGGGAAGCGGTTCATCCCCTTCCGGCGTCAGTGTGAAGCGGTTATAAATCTGCTCTTTCGCGGTATCCGTACCAATTTCGGTAAGGTAAACCCCGTTTTTGTTTCGCTTACGTGGCATGCTGGCCACAGGCTTTCCGTAGACGGATGCCCCTTTAATGGGGATCACCCGGAACAGCCCATGCTTTTTCGAGCGTTCATACACAATGGTCGGGTCAATCCCGCCAATATCCCAGCAGATACGGGATACCGACATTTCTGCACCATTCCGGCGGGTATAGGTTTTATTGATGGCCTCATCCACACGCAGCAGCGTCTGTTCATCGTCGTGGCGGCCCATAATAATCTGCCGGTCAATCAGCCAGCTTTCCTCACCCGGCCCCCATCCCCATACGCGCATTTCGTAGCGGTCCAGCTGGGAGTCGATACCGGCTGTCAGGTAAGCCACACGGTCAGGAACGGGCGCTGAATAATGCTCTTTCCGCTCTGCCATCACTTCAGCATCCGGACGTTCGCCAATTTTCGCCTCCCACGTCTCACCGAGCGTGGTGTTTACGAAGGTTTTACGTTTTCCCGTATCCCCTTTCGTTTTCATCCAGTCTTTGACAATCTGCACCCAGGTGGTGAACGGGCTGTACGCTGTCCAGATGTGAAAGGTCACACTGTCAGGTGGCTCAATCTCTTCACCGGATGACGAAAACCAGAGAATGCCATCACGGGTCCAGATCCCGGTCTTTTCGCAGATATAACGGGCATCAGTAAAGTCCAGCTCCTGCTGGCGGATGACGCAGGCATTATGCTCGCAGAGATAAAACACGCTGGAGGGGTCATCCGGCGTCCATTTGAGGCCAAACGGCGTCTCTTTGTCGCCAAATTTAAGATACTGCTCCTCCCCGCAGTGCGGGCAGGCAACATGAAAACGCATAAAATGCGGGGATTCACTGGCAGCACGCTCAATCTGGCAGGTGCCTCTCACTTTGGGCGTGGAGCCACGGATGGACTTTGGCCAGACCGAGCCTTCAATACGCTTATCGCCCAGGAACGTCGGAGAGCCTTCCTGTTCAATATCATCATCAAAGGCAGCAAGTTCATCATAACCCGCCACATCCACCGACTTTTCACGGTAGTTTTTTGCCGCTTTACCGCCCAGGCACCAGAAGCCACGACCATTAGTAAAACGCTTCATGGTGAGCGTATTATCCCGGTGCTTTTTGCCATACCACGGAGCCAGCGCCAGCAGCGACGGAATATCACGGATGGTCGGCTCAACGTGAGTTTTCATAAAGTTCTCGGCATCACCATCCGTCGGCAACCAGATAAGGGTGTTGCGCTGCTTATGCTCTATAAAGTAGGCATAAACACCCAGCAGCATTTTGGAATAACCGACACGGGCAGACTTCACCACATTCACCTCACGGATGTAGTCGCTGCCCATCGCATTCATGATGGCCCGCTGAAAGGGCAGTGTTTCCCAGCGCCCTTCCTGGTATGCGGATTCTTTCGGGAGATAGTAATTGGCATCCGCCCATTCAACGGCGGTCTGTGGCTCCGGCCTGAACAGGGCACGAAGCCCGGCGCGGACAAAATGCCGCAGCCTGTCAACCTGACTGTTCGATATATTCACTCAGCAACCCCGGTATCAGTTCATCCAGCGCGGCTGCTTTGTTCATGGCTTTGATGATATCCCGTTTCAGGAAATCAACATGTCGGTTTTCCAGTTCCGGAAAACGCCGCTGCACCGACAGGGGGATCCCGTCGAGAATACTGGCAATTTCACCTGCGATCCGCGACAGCACGAAAGTACAGAATGCGGTTTCCACCACTTCAGCGGAGTCTCTGGCATTTTTCAGCTCCTGTGCGTCGGCCTGCGCACGCGTAAGTCGATGGCGTTCATACTCAATAGTCCCTGGCTGGAGATCTGTCTCGCTGGCCAGCCGCAGTTCTTCAACCTCCCGGCGCAGCTTTTCGTTCTCAATTTCAGCATCCCTTTCGGCATACCATTTTATGACGGCGGCAGAGTCATAAAGCACCTCATTACCCTTGCCACCGCCTCGCAGAACGGGCATTCCCTGTTCCTGCCAGTTCTGAATGGTACGGATACTCGCACCGAAAATGTCAGCCAGCTGCTTTTTGTTGACTTCCATTGCTCATTCCACGGACAAAAACAGAGAAAGGAAACGACAGAGGCCAAAAAGCTCGCTTTCAGCACCTGTCGTTTCCTTTCTTTTCAGAGGGTATTTTAAATAAAAACATTAAGTTATGACGAAGAAGAACGGAAACGCCTTAAACCGGAAAATTTTCATAAATAGCGAAAACCCGCGAGGTCGCCGCCCCGTAACCTGTCGGATCACCGGAAAGGACCCGTAAAGTGATAATGATTATCATCTACATATCACAACGTGCGTGGAGGCCATCAAACCACGTCAAATAATCAATTATGACGCAGGTATCGTATTAATTGATCTGCATCAACTTAACGTAAAAACAACTTCAGACAATACAAATCAGCGACACTGAATACGGGGCAACCTCATGTCAACGAAGAACAGAACCCGCAGAACAACAACCCGCAACATCCGCTTTCCTAACCAAATGATTGAACAAATTAACATCGCTCTTGAGCAAAAAGGGTCCGGGAATTTCTCAGCCTGGGTCATTGAAGCCTGCCGCCGGAGACTGTGCTCAGAAAAAAGAGTTTCTTCTGAAGCAAACAAAGAAAAGAGTGACATTACTGAATTGCTCAGAAAACAGGTCAGACCAGATTGAAGCAATTTAGATAATCGTGCAGACTACGCCCCCTCATATCACATGGAAGGTTTATCTATGGATCAGGTAGTCATTTTTAAACAAATATTTGATAAAGTTCGAAACGATTTAAACTATCAATGGTTTTATTCTGAGCTAAAACGTCACAATGTCTCACATTACATTTACTATTTAGCCACAGAGAATGTTCATATTGTATTAAAAAATGATAATACAGTGTTATTAAAGGGCCTAAAAAACATTGTGTCTGTCAAATTTTCAAAGGATAGGCATCTTATAGAAACGACCTCTAATAAGCTGAAATCCAGAGAGATCACATTTCAGGAATACAGAAGAAACCTTGCTAAAGCAGGAGTTTTTCGGTGGGTTACAAATATCCACGAACAAAAAAGATATTACTATACCTTTGATAATTCATTACTATTTACTGAAAGCATCCAGAAAACTACACAGATCTTACCACGCTAAACCATAACGTCCGGCTTCTCTCACTCCTGAGCCGGACTGCATTGGTTTAATAAAAACCATCAACAATTGTGATTTAGATATTCGGAACCATTCAAATATAACAAAACCCCGTAAAAACGAGGTTTATGGATAAATTTTATTATTGAATACATCAGATTAAATTAATCTTGACATCATAGCTTTCAAGACCCGTCATTTTTTCCCGTGCGGTAAACTGAATACTGGTAACTTCTTTCCCGGTCTTTTTCTTAAGTTCAATAATTTTTTTTGTTATATATTCAGAAATATCTGCTTCTGCTTTTGTTTTTAAGTTTTCAATATTCATCATTTCCTCTTTTAGTCTGTTATGACTTTCCAGTTACACAGTAAGTCGATTATATGGTGCAAACGTGTAAAAGATAAGATGAAACATCGCAATAATCAACATACGATAGTCTAAATTTTACACAAACAGACAAAGAGAATTTTCCTGAATTATCAATGCAATAGCATCAAATCAACTCAAGAGCCTTATTGCTGCTTCCAGAATTTCTTCTGAAGTAACATGTCGATCCGCGGCTACATAAATGACTTTATGATCTCCGGTCAGAGATGGAAACCCTGCGGCCATTACAGTAAGGTGTGTTTTTTCGCCATTTGGATATTCACGCATGATGGTGTTAACTCCAGTCATCGCTGGCACTACCACTGCTGGTTCAGAGTTAAAAAAAACTATGATTTTTTTCATGATGTTACCGTAGTATGTGAGTATCCATCGAATAGACACCAAGCAAAAAAGCTCCCGAAGGAGCCTTCATTTTCACTTTTTTAAATCCAACGACAGACGGCTGGCATTTAAGTATTGTGAAATATTATCAAATGTAATCATCATTGATTTACAAAAGATACATTTTGCCCCGAAAGGATTCATGTCAGAAACATCAAAAGATGATGTTCTATACTGGGAACCATGACAACACGGGCATCTAAAGTGAATATGGTTTGTAATATTGTCTACCTCAAAGCGCCACAACATGAACAGCGGCAGTGGATTTGCCCCTATATTTCCAGACATCTGTTATCACTTAACCCATTACAAGCCCGCTGCCGC